ATGTTTAGCTTAGCAGCTAGTGCCATTTGCTCTTCATTTAAATCAGCAGCTCTGTATTCAGTGCCATTAAATGTAATTATTACTGGTTCTTGGTTTTCCATTTTATTTCCTTCTTTACTCATTTAACTCTCCTATAAGTTATTTAAAATTAAATTATATACTAATTTTCTAGCTGTTCTATCCTAGCTGTTAAATTATTTATTAGTTGTTGTTGTTCTTGTATAACTTTTATTATATTACTTCATCCCATGTTGTTGTTGTTTCGTTCCATTCATACATATTACCATCATCAGGCATTTCTACTGGTGCTTCCCATAAGCAAGTCGTTTCGTTTAATGTCCATGATTCATATTGCTTTGGTGGAATAAAAGCATCCCTAACAGCATCATAAGAAAAACCTATTCCTGCATAATTTTTTCTTATAGAACCATCCATTTCAGTTTCTAACCATTGACCTGCTGAATCATCAACAAATGTGTCAAAAAAACTTTCTTCTGCAACAATAACTTTTTGTACTATGCCTTGATTTACTTTTGCCCAATATTTAATCATGCTGTATAACTCCCACTTGAATTGAAGGTAATAATTGTATAATCACCATCTGTTGTTACTGTTGGTGAGCCAGTAGTTGTGCCTGAATATTTTGTAGATAGAATTTTTAGTATCACAACTCCTGAACCACCTGCACGACCACTACTAGAACCAAAACCACCACCGCCACCACCGCCAGTGTTTGTTGTTCCTGCTGTTGCATCTGTTCCTGAATTTCCTGAACCATTACCGCCGCCGCCATTGCCACCTGTACCACCATTTCTGCCTAGTCCAGCATATGCTGCACCACCACCACCACCTGCTCTATAAACAGATGTGCCAGTAATTGTAGATGCAACTCCAACACCGCCATCTCCACCTAGCCAAGGCGAAGATACACTTGCACCAACTGCACCTGCACCACCGCCACCTGAAGCAGCAGAACTATTACCACTACCGCCACCATTACCACCTGCAAACCCTTGTCCTGCTGTTCCTGCACCACCTGTATTAACAGCGTCTCTACCTGAGCCACCGCCTGAGCCACCACTTGCACCTGCGGTTCCATTATTGCTCCCAGCACCACCACCAATAGATGTAATTGTAGTTAAACCTGAGCCTGAAATACTTGAATCTCCGCCATTGCTTCCAGTTGCTCCACCTGAGCCACCTGCTCCAACAGTAATTGTATAAGTTGTTCCACCAATAAAAGTTAAAGATGACTCAGCAGAAGCTCCACCGCCTGATGTTCCTGCTGATGTCCTATAACCACCAGCTCCACCACCACCAGCTAAACTAGTTCCACTACCGCCACCACCACCTGCAATTACAAGAAAATCAGCAGAATAAGTGTAGCCAGTAGAATCAAGAATAAACCATGCGTTGCTTTTATATATCTCATACTCTGATTCTGTAGTATTGTAACGAACCATGCCATTAGCAGGAGAAGCAGGTCTTTGAGCAGTTGTTCCTACAGGAATTTTTATTGCGTCTGTTTTTGAACCAATATCTAAACTAACTGAAGGACTACCACCAATTCCAACAGCAGTATCAACATAAGCTGTACCTGAAAGGCGAAGGTTATCAAATTTTGCACCACTTGTTCCTAAGTCTACACCTGATTTATTACTGCCTGAACCATCAACTGGTTTTATCCAATCATTTGCACCATTGAATTGAAGATAAACATCTCCTGAACCAATCTCTAATGCACCTGTATCTCTAGTACCAATACTTCCAACTGATAAGCCATCTTTTCTGAATTGCAGTAAATCACCATCTTCTGTTCTTCTATTTAAATAAAGAGGTACAGAATCGTTTGCAGTAAAAGCACTACTGTTTAGTGGGCTAAGTTGAACACCATCTGTTGATAAACCAAAAGAATCTTTACCCACAAGCAAGTTGCCTGATGAGTCTATTCTGGCTGCTTCAATATTTGCTGTTTTTAAAATTAAATCTTGACCGCCTTTTGTTGAAGATATTGATGTCTCACCATTAGCACAAGTAAATAGTAAAGCTGAAGCACCTGTACCAGTTCTATCTATTCTAAAAGTAGCATCTGTACTTGCTTTTGAGATTTGTAAATTGGTGGTTGGCGAATCAGTTCCAATTCCAACGTTGCCTGTATCTCTTTCAATACTTAATCTAGTATTAACGGTTGATTGGTTGCCTGACTTTATATTTAGATTATTAGTGTTACCATCTAACTCTAATCTATAACCAAAAACTCCTGTAGTTCCAAAAGATGCTCCCTGAGAGCTGCTTTCTAATAAATCTATAGTAGAGCTATCAGCAGCATTTACATCATATCTGTTTATAACTAACCTAGATGCTGCTCCTGTTTGTTCAACTCTTGTTTCACCAATAACATGTAATTCAGAAGATGGACTAGTCGTTCCAATACCCAATCTTTCAGCACTTGCATCCCAAAATAGTTTTGCAGTTGTTCCTGTATCTTCATAGAAGGAGATGTCTCCACCACCTTCAATAGTCATAAAAGTAGTACCGCCTGATGGAGATTCAGTATTAGCTGTAGCTACTGAAAAATTTAATTTACCATCTTCAGTTGTACTTGAGGCATCATTTATTGTTGCAAAAATACCTGCATAACCTACTGCAGTACCAGCATCATTATTGCCTTTAAATAAAAGCATACCTATATTATCACCATCAACAGGAGAAGCAGAGTCTCTAAATAAAACTAAATCAGGAGCAGTATTACCTCCAGCATCTGTACCTGTAATAATAAAATTATTAGTAGTACCTGTTCCTGTATTGAATGTAGCTGTACCATCAACAGTCAACCCATCAAAAGTTGGAGTTCCTGCTACATTTAAACCTGTAAGCGTACCAACACTTGTAATATTAGGTTGAGCTGCTGTAGCTAGTGTTCCTGTAATGTTTCCTGAAGATTGTATAGTACCTGTAATGTTAATATCACCAGTACCTGTTATATCGCTTGAATTTAAGTCTAAATTACCACCTAGCTGTGGAGTTGTATCTTCAACAACATTATTAATAGAAACAGCTTGTACTCTTGCATCAGTGTAATAAAGGTTAGTACCTTCCGATAAATCAGATGTAGATTTACCACCAAAAGCAGAGTCAAATCTAGCTGTTGTATAGTAAAGATTGCTAGTGCCTTCAGATACATCATCAGTATCTTTTGTTCCAAGTCTTGTATCAAATCTAGCATCAGTGTAATAAAGATTACTGCCTTCAGATAAATCACTTGTAGACTTAGCTGTAAAAGCAGAATCAAATCTAGCCTGAGTATAGTAAAGGTTAGAACCTTCAGCTAAGTCACCAGTATCGTGGTTAGATAAGCTAGATACAGTTCCTGTAACTGCTCCAGTGACATTACCTTCTAAATTAGCAACTAAAGTACCAAGTGAATTAAGTGTTATATTACCTGTAGCACTACCATCTGCTGTTGTTAATCCTAGTGTGAATTTATCAACAGATTCATCCCACATAAAGATACCATTATCTTGGTCACCTCTATTAATAAGCATACCTGAATCATTGACAGGACTACCTGTTAATCCTGCATTAAGCTGGAATAAGTTATCTTCTATATCAAGATTCGTTGTATCAAGAGATGTAAGAGTTCCATTAACAGTTAGATTACCTGCTACTGTTAAGCTATCTGCAATCTGAACATCATCAGGTAGCGATAGTGTTATATCTGCAGACTCACTACCACTTCCTGACACTGTAATCTTATTAGCAGTACCTGTTATCGTTGCAACATAGTTGCCCACTGTATCAGTTCCAAGTGTTACTGAATTAGCATCTACGCTTGATGCTTGTATTCCTAGTGCATCAACAAATGCTTTAGTAACTCTAGCATCAATAGCTGAATTTGCTCTTGTATCTGTATAGTATAAATTTGTGTTTTCTGTTAAATCAGCAGTTGTCTTATTACTAAATGCAGAATCAAATCTAGTAGTTGTGTAATATAAATTAGTAGTTCCTTCGCTTAAATCGTCTGTATCTTTAGATGTAAAAGCTGAATCAAATCTAGCTGTTGTGTAATATAAATTAGTACCTTCTGCTAAATTAGTTGTAGACTTAGTTGCTAATCTAGTATCAAAATCTGAATTAACTCTAGCTGTTGTGTAATATAAATTGCTACCTTCAGTTAAGTCACCTGTATCTTTAGTAGCTAATCTTGAATCGAAATCTGTATTTGCTCTTGCAGTTGTATAGTAAAGATTTGTATTTTCAACAACTATAGAAGTATCAAGAGTTGATGTGACTGCTTGATTAGAGCCATTACCAATAAATATCTTGCCATTATCTAAGTTAGGAGTAGCGTTACTTCTTCCAGCACCACCTACTTTAATAGAGCCATTAACAGCATGACTTCTTAATATCTTACCTATGTTTTGTATAGCTGCTGATTCTCCACTTGGAGCTGTAGTTGTATATTCACCTGCTGTAGTAGATACATAAAGTATTTCACCTACTGATTCATTAGAAGTATCAATATTAGTTAAATTACCAAAAGTAACTATTTGCAGATTGTTATTAGCATTAGCATCTTCTACAGCCATACCAAATGCAGGCATTTTAGAAGCATCATCAGCCTTTGCTTTACCTACTGTAGTTGTATTTCCTGAAACTCCTGATACATAAACAACATCACCTTTAGATAATGATTCATCAGCTTTAGCTGTAAATCTTATTGCACCATCTAAATCACCAACAAATTCATCTGTTGCAGTAACTAAATTAAAAGTAACATCATCAGTTGTAGCTACAGATTGTCCTATAGCAACACTAGGAGTAGAACCTTCACCAGTTCCACCTGTTACTGTTACACCAGTTCCGCCTGATATAGATTCAACATAATCACCAGTAGTATCAGTTCCTAAAGTAATTGAATTAATTTGAACTACTGTATCTATATCAACATTTGCACTACCATCAAAAGATACTGAACCTACTACATCTCCTGATAAAGATATGGTTCTTGCTGTACTTAGAGTATCAGCAGAATCAGCATTACCTGTTAAATCACCAGTTACATTACCTGTAACATTACCTGTTAAGTTACCAGTAACATCTCCTGTTAAATTGCCAGTAAATGTATTAGATGCAGTAATACTAACACCTGTAGTAATCCAAGCATTATCAGCAGCGTTTCTTATCTTCAATACACTGCTAGATGTATCTACCCATAATTGATGGGCAAATGTAGTTGATGGTTCTGTTGAGCCACTATTAACAGTTGCAATAGCTAAAAGAGCATTGTTTAAATCTGCTCTAAAGTCTGCACCTGACTGGTTCGCTATGTTGTAATCGTGTTGTGCCATAATTAAATCCTATTTTATATATCTTAAATCATTCAGGGATGGTTGGAAATATAACATCAGTAATATTATCATCTGAGTTGTATTTTGAAGGTAAATCCCTTAATGCTTGTCTATAAGTTGCCCATTCTTGTTTTTTTGCATCTAATAAAGGACTATCATTATTTTGAGTCCAATCTGATTTTGCTAATAATGCATCTCTAAATCTTCTTATTTGTATTTTTATATCTTCTGCTGGTTTTTGATATGCAATTACTTCATCATCAATACATTTATATTTTTCAATATCATAATGACCTTCTACATATCCATATATAGAATCATCTAATGTATTCATTTCATTTAAAGTATTTACTGACCTATTTTCAATAATAACTCCATCAGATTTTTTATATACACTTATTTTTATCATCTATATAAACCCTCTACTGTAACTGTAGCCTTAAAACTACCATTTAAATCTAATGCACCAGCATAAGCATGAACATACCTTGTAA